CGGAAACGCCACTGGTAGGACGGATTCGTCACCGAGTCAACGAGGATCGCTTCCTGCCCGTTGATCGGAGACGCGGGAAGCGTCGTGCCGTAGTTCGGCAGCGGCGTCGCCATCGGCGTCGGCCCACCCGGCCAGGCAGCCGGAGCCGCGCTGGTCGGAACGGCGCAGACGTAGGCGATCCCGCCGGAGACGACGATGTCCCCCTCGACAAAGCTCCCGGCGGCGTAGTCGCCGAGGTAGTGCAGGTTGTCGAGCGTCGTCCACTGCGCGTCTCCGTCCGCTGCGGTCTTCTTGGTCAGCGACTGGCCGACCGCGCCGCCGGGCGGCAGTGCCACCGGGGCGGGATTCCAGCCGGTCGCGTAGTCGGCGCTGCCGGTCTTGGTCAGGATCGTGCCGACCGCGCCGCCGACGGGGACACCCTGTCCCGCCGGGCCTTGCGGGCCGGTCGCACCTGCCGGGCCGGTACCGCCCGTCGGGCCTGCCGGTCCGGTCGGCCCCTGCGACCCAGTCGGCCCGGCTGGCCCGGTCGGCCCCTGCGGCCCCGTGAAGGTGCCCCGGTACGTCCAGGTCGAGGTGCCGGTCTTCTCGTAGAAGTTGCCGGTCGCGGTGTCGATGTACCAGTCGCCGGTATTGCCCGTCGCACCCGGCGGGACACCCGATCCCGACCACCAGCCCTCGGTCTGAATCGCTCCCTGGACGAGGAAGGAGACGAGCACGTCCTCGTTGTTCGCGGGGAGCGCGCCGCCCGAGCCGACCAGCGTCAGGCTCGCCCAGGAAACCCAGGTGCCGTGGTCAACGAAGGCCTGCGTGATCGTGTACCGACCCCACAGGGTCGAGTCGGACTTGCTCTGGACGTAGATGTCGTTGCCGACCGCACCGACGGTCGCCAGGTAGGTGGAGACATCCGCGCCGAGGTAGGTCGTCCGGTTCAGGTTCAGTTGCGTGACCGCCGCCCAGGTCGCCGCGTTGACTCCGACCCGGCCGGTGGTCGAAGCGTCGGTGGTCAGGGTCGTCCAGCGCCAGGTTCCCGTGTAGCTGGCGTTCGACGTGCCCGGCGGGCCTTGCGGCCCCGGCACTCCCTGCGGCCCCGGCGGGCCTGCTGGCCCGACCGGCCCCACCGGCCCGCCGCCGGTACCGACCGACGTGAAGAGGCCGATGGGGTCGGACTCCAGGTCGTTTCGGAGCGCCGTCTTCCACTCGCCCGGCACCTCCAGGTAGTCGGAGAAGACGCGCTGGAGGATGTGACGCTCGCGGTCGGTGAGCGGACGCGGGGCCTCGTCAAGCCCGACCACGCTCACGTCTTGTTCTGCTCCTCCGGGTAGGCGCGCAGCGAGATGTCGAACAGGCGCGAGTCCTGCGTCGGGATCGTCTGCACGATCTTGATCGCGATCCCCTCCATCCGCTTGCGGATCGCCACCGGCCGCCGGACGTAGCCGTTCGTCGGGCGAAGCTGAAGCAGCGACTTGTCGGCTCCCGTCGGCGTGTTGACGTAGCTCATCTGCCAGCACTCGTTGTTGTCCGAACGGGTCACCTGATAGGAGACGTGCGCCTCGATCACGCGCTTGTAGCCGACCTTCCCGTCGATCATCGACCAGCCGGTCGAGATCACCGGCAGCACGGCCGTGCCGTCGTCATCGACCTGGAGCACGGTCGCGTCGGGGTTGAAGACGGGCGTCAGGTCGCTGACCTTGGCCGACTTCTGGTCGGTGCCGAACAGCTTCTCGACGGTGCCGATAGAGAAGGCGTAGCAGCGCGAGTCGATGTTCCCGAGCGTGAAGATCCGCCGGGTCGGGATCTCGACCACGAAGGTGATCGGCGGCTGGCCCGAATGCCTGACCGTGCAGAGGTAGTAGTTGCGGTAGACGACCGAGGCGATGGAGAGCGGCGGCCCCGGCCGGGCGAACGACCTGTACCAGAGATTGACCGCGCCTCCCTGCTCGCTCACGTTGCGGACGAGCGAGCCGTCCGTCAGCCAGATCCCGCGTGAGTCGGCGAAGAGGACGTTGTCCTGGTAGTAGGCAATCGAGCGGGCGTCGTAGCAGCCTGCGCGGTCGAAGAGGAAGTCGAGCGACATGTCGCCGGTCGGAGTCGCCAGTGTCGAGTCCGGCGGCGTCGTCCCCTTGATCCGCTCGATGGTCGAGTCGTGGAAGCAGAGCACCTGTTGCCGCTGCTGCGCGAGGCCGGTGATCGGGTAGCTCGTGAAGATCTGCGACTTCAAGTTCCAGTTGAGCGTCGGGTCGCCGACCTGAGAGAAGTTGACCCCCGACGGCTGGGCGTTCGTATTCGCCAACACGACACGATCCTTGAACAGGCAGGCGTACTTGCCGTAGGCCCCGTTCGGCGAGTCCCCCGTCGGGCCTGCCGCGTTGACGAAGGCAGCGCCGTTCCAGGTGATGAACCGCGCCGCCGAGACGCCGTCACCGGCAGGGACGATCACCCGGTCGCGGTGGAAGATCGGGTTCTGGACGGCCTGGACGATTGTCCCCGGCACGTTCCCGAGCGGGCCTACCGAGGCCATCGGCACGTCCGTCAGGAGCGTCCCGTTCGCGACGAGCAGCCGAGCGCCCGGCGAGATCCGGAAGGGCGCGAAGATCATCCCGTCGGGCGGGTTCGTGAGCGGCGGCGACTGCCACTTCCACGCGCCGCGCATCCGCGCCCCCGCCTGGAGGATCGTCGGCACCCAGTCGGTCATCTCCCAGACCGAGCCTGGCGGGAGCCGGTCGCGAGCGGCGTCGTTGAAGACGCCTTGGATCTGCCTGGCGAGCGGGATCAGATCGGCCATCAGCCGATCCAGTGGCGGTTGGTCACGTCGCTGACCAGCACCTCGCGGCGGCGTGCGACACGGCGCGAAGTGCCGCGCATGTTGACCGCGAGCTTGATCCTCCCCAGGCTTGATCCGGCACCGCCGAGGCCGTCCTGGCCCTCGTAGGTGGTTCGGTAGCGTTCGCCACGCCCCGCTTGCACGTCACCCAGCTTGTCGGCGGCCCACCAGCACATGTAGTCGATCAGCGCCGAGTGGAACTGCGCGGGGATGCGTCCGAAGGTGAAGGTCGCCGGGTCGTCGGTCGGGTTGACCAGCGCGGCGGGCTTCGGCGTGTACCAGAAGCTCATCACATCCCCTGACTTCGTCGGCGTGCCGAGCACGATCCTGCTGAAGCCGACGTAGGCGAACTCGTCGTCGTTCAGCGCGTCTCGGTCGCCCTCGTACAGGACGTTCCCGTTCATCTTGATCCCGATCATCTTCAGCACCGAGTCGTCAATGTCGAACTCGGACGCCACGCCCGTGAAGGTCGAGGTCGCGTCGCGGACGTGGACTCGCGTGCGAACCAGCACGTCGATCACGGACTCGTTCGCGAGCCGGGTGAGGAAGTCGTCCTCGTCCACCGCGTCGTCGTCGGTGCCCGTCGCGACACCGAGGATGCGCGAGGTGCGGAGCTTCAGGTCGGAGAGATTCACTCGACCGGCTCCAGCGGCCCGGTCGCGGTCGGTGCCTCGCCGCTTCGGTCCACCACGGTCAGATTCTCGCCGTCGAAGTTCATGTCCAGCCCCTGGTCGCCGAGGATCTCCGTCAGCTTCGCAAGCGAGTCGGTGGGACGCAAGACGACCTCCGCGATCCCGCTGCCATCGCTGCCACGGCGAAGCCACAGGTCGGCCTCGACTCCCTCATCGACCAGACGGCCGACCAGCGCGAGGATCGTGGTGCGGTCGTACAGCATCAGACGGGATCCACGACCGAGGGGGCGAGAACGGTCAGAACATCGGGCGATGCGACCGCCAACGTCAGCGTGCCCGTCGGCCCGGCGGTGAACACGGTCAGTGGATCGGGCGTGACGCCGGACACGGGTGGCGATGCGTCGGGCGTCATCGGGATCAGTGCAGGCAGGTAGTAGTAGAGGACGTTGAACCACGTCGCGTAGGTCGTCTTGACGGCCGACCACGTTGCGCTTCCTGCCTTCACCTCGCTCCAGAGGCGCTTCTTCTGGAAGGAGAGCGGATCGGGCGTGACGGGGGTCAGGTCGCTCACAACTTCCCCTGCGGGAACCTGACCGAGTCGGGGAGGACGATCCCCGTCCGCTGCTCGTAGGCGTGGATCTCGTTCATCCGCTCGATCTCGTCGCCGTACTTGACGTGCGAGCCGACGTGAACGTCCTTCAACTGGTGCGTCTGGGCGAGGTCTTTCAGTTGCCGCTCGCGCATCCGGTAGCCGCAGAGCGAGCAGACCTCGGGGAAGGGCACCTCGTGCGGCTCCAGGCACTGGATACAGAGGTAGCCCGCCTTCATCCGGCCGATGGTTTCCTCGTCCACCGAGATGTCGGCCTGCACCCGCCACTCGCCCGAGGGCATCTGGACGAGCGTGTCCCCATCGACCGCGTCGTAGACCGTCGCGCCCGTGCGCCAGCGGTCGCTCACGCCGGTACCTGCACCGCCTCTTCGATCTCCCGCGCCTGCTCGGCGAGCACGGCGGTGAGCGAGTCGATCACGGCCTGCCGGTGGCCGGTCTGCTCCTCAAAGCGGATCACCTCGCGCAGGTCGTAGCCGTCCTCGACCAGCCGGGCGACAAGCTGATCCAGCGAGCCTTTGAAGTCGAGGTAGTTCGGCCAGGGCGGGTTCGCCGGGAGCGTCTCGACCTGGCGAAAGTCCGGGTGGTTGACGCCGAGCCGCGAGAGAGTCTGCTCGACGTACTGCTTGAACGGGATCTCCTCGCCTCGCGGCGTCGTGAACGTCTTCAGATCCCAGTCCTCGATGAGCGCCGCCTCGTCGGTGTCGAAGACCGAGACGCGCTCGCGGATCGGAGTCGGCGTCACCTCGTCGGCGAGCACGGTCTGGCCGTGGATCCGGCCGAACTCGTCGGCGAAGACGCGCTCCACGAAGTGAACGTCGTCGTCGGTGATCAGGTCGTGGCTGAACTTCACGGTGTAGCCCTCGCGGTCGATGATCTCGTCGCCGAAGTTGGAGAAGTGCGACCTCTGTCCGACGACGGGGACTTGGAAACCGGGGCTGTGCGAAACGAATCTCATGTCCCTCCTTGCCTCGGGGGGCGACGGCTCGGCCACACGCGCCGCCCCCCAAGCTGATAGCCGATTAGGTGACGCCGTACATGATCCCGTGGGAGGCCTCGTTGCGGATCTCCCAGGTGCATTCGGTCAGCCACTCGGATGCCTTCTTGTCGGCACCGGGCGACTGCCGGTTCTCCAGCAGCGAGGTGGAGCCGCCGGTCAGGGTCTTGTACTCGACGCGGTTCAGGTCCACGACGAAGGCCCAGCCGCCGTACTGCTTGAGCGTGGACGGGAAGTCGTTCCAGTCCTTCTTGACCACGATGGGGATCTCGTAGCCGTAGACGCCGGACATGAAGGCATCCACCTTCAGACCGGCGACGGACTCGTTCGACGGCCGCCACGCCGTGCCCTGGCCGCCTCGGTTGAACTTCGACATCCTCTGCGCCACGATGGGCGCGCAGAAGATCACGACGTTCGTGGAGGCGTGCTGGAGCGCGTTGCGGAGGAAGTCGTCCACCGTGTCCACCGTGAAGCCGCCGATGGACATGTCCACCTTGTTGGTGACGATGAACTCGACCAGGCCACCGGCCAGACCGAGCGGCTCACCGCCACCGGCCGTGATCGGGCCTGGGGCGATCAGGCCGCGAGCACCCCAGAAGCCGGTGTACTCGATGGCCCGCTTCTGCTCGATCCCCTTCAGCGCCTCCTCCTGCGCTGGCTCGGACTGCCCGTAGTAGTTCACGGCCCGAGCGGTGCGGCTGAACACGCACCCATGCCTGAAGATCTGGGTGTAGTTGTAGCCGAGGGTCGCCGTCAGGACGGCCGTGTCGGGGTAGTCCGCTCCCTGCTCGGAGGCGTTGCCCGCAATCAGGAGCGTGTCGCCGACGGAACCTGCCGCCGCCGTCGCCGCGCCGATGTGCGTGACCGAGAGCGTGTCGGACGAGACGGAGGTGACGAGGAAGGCGTCCTTCCCGGCCATGTTGCGAACCACGTCTCCCTTGCGGAAGCGGTTCCCCTGCGTGGCCGTGACGACGATGGTGCCGGTCGTGGAGATCGCCGTGTAGGCGGTCTGGACGGCCGAGAGGCGCGGGAAGTAGTCCTTCTCGCGCCAGTTGATCTTCTCGCGAGTCGCCTCGGAGTGCTTCAGCTTCATCGTGTAGGTCGTGAACTGCGACTCGTCCTCGTCGGCCATCGAGATCTCTTCCCGCATGTCGATGACGAGCGAGTCGGGCAGGATCTCGGCCGGTGACTGAGCCACCGAAACGCTGCCGGTGATACCGGCGGTCTTGGAGATCGTTGCCATGCCTTACTCCTCTCTAGCCGAGACGTGGTGCAGATCAGGTTGTCTCGCTAGAAGGAGGGGGTGCTACTGCCGTTCGATCAGCGGTAGGCCCATCTTCTCGCGTATCGCGTTCTTCCTGTCGGAGACGTAGGCCTCGGCCGCGCTGGGCGGGGTACGAGTCTGCGACCCTTCGGAAGCTGAGACTGTTGCCGCGATCTTAGCGCGGTCGCTGGCCTCCTTACTACGCCCGTCCGCGACGGCCTGCGCCCGTCCGCGCTTGCGTCCCTGCGAGGCCTGCGCGGCGTGGTAGAGAAAGTCCCAGGCGTGCAGCTTCCCCTCCAGGCCGATCTGCGCCATCTGGGTCAGCCGCATCCGTGTCTCCTCGGGAAGCGCGCCCGGCTCGTTGATCAGCCGGTTGATCGTCTCGTCGTACTCATCGAAGTCGGGGTACTGCTGCGAGATCATCGCCCGCGCCCGCTGCGCCTCCCCGGCGGCAGCCGAGGCCTGCTCGCGCTGCATGACCGGCGCGACGGCCTGCATCGCCCGCGCCTCGGCGAACTGGCGCTGCACCTCGTTGTTGAAGGCGTGTGCGAGCGGAGCCTGGTCGGGGTCTGAGGCCCAGTGCCCGAGGTAGATGTCGTAGCCCTCCGCGCCGCCGTTCTGGAGCGCCTCCAGCGCGCCGCGCTCGCCCGCGCCCGAGGCGACCATCTGCTCGGCCCACTCGTGCCAGGCTCCCACGTCAAGCTCCTGCGGCTCCTGCTCGATCTGCGCGTACTGCTCGCGCTCGCGGAAGAACTGGTCGATCATCCTGTCCTTCTCGGCCAGCGCCGCCTCGGCAGCCTCTCGCGTCTTGTAGCGGCCGACGAAGAACTCGTCCTGCGGCTCCTCCGGTAGCTCCTCCTCCGGCTCCTCCTGTCCATCCTCTGTGTCCGGCTCTTCTGGCTCTGCGGGCGCTGTTTCGCCCTCGTCGGGGATCTCGGTGACCGGCCCGGTGTCCGGCTCCAGCGGCTCGACCTCGGCGTCCATCGTGGACGGCGCGCTCCAGCCCGAGTCCGCCTCGGCCTGCTCGCGCTTGACGTTGATCCGGGCCTGGAGATCCCGAGCCGTCAGGTTCTCGGTCTTCGCGAACGACTCCTCGACGCCGTGCATTGCCGGGTCATCGACTACGCCCATATGTCTTCAGCCTCCTCCTCCATCTCGGCGGGCCTCTCGCCCCGCTGTACCACTCTGACCGCATCCTCAGGGACGGCGATGACGGCGTAGCGCATGCCAGCGACGAAGCCCCGGTCGTAGTCGGCCTGGCGCTGGAGCGCCTCCCCGCTCATCCCCTCCGCCATCACGCGGCCCATCAGCGCCCGCTCCATCCGCAGGCGTTTCTTCTCCATCTCCTCGACCAGCACGTCGAAGCCGTCGATGCTCAGAAGCCGCACGATCATCTCGGCCCGATGCCGTAGGGTGCGCTCGGTCGGGGCGGCCGTGGTCACGCAGCACGACCCGCCCCGACCTTCGCAAGTTGCCGCTGCTGCGAGGCTGCGGGTGAGAGCGAGATCGGGGCAGAGGGCGAGGTCGGCCCGGCGGCGAGCGCCTCGTTCGTGCCGCCACCCGGCGACGGCGGCCCTTGCTGGAGCGCCTGCGCCTGCGGCGGCGTGCCGGGCGCGGCCGTCGGCGGAGCCTGCTGGGACGGAGCCATGAAGTAGGTCGCCTTGTCGGGCACGCCGTAGGAGTCGAGCAGCTTCTCCCAGAAGCGGCGCAGGTTGAGCGGCGAGCCGGACTGGGCCATGATCGGCTGCGACTGCATCGCCGTCGTCAGCAACGCCTGGTTCTCGGCGCGCTTCTCCTGGCGCATCAGCGACTCGCCGGTCACCTCAAGCTGAACGTCGAACTCGCCCTGGATGTCAATCGGGTGGATCTCCAGCCAGCGCCGAGCGCCGCCCTCGCCGAACACCTCGACCAGCCTGTCCTCGCGCAGGAACTGCTGGTCAAGCTCCAAGAACATCTGCCCGACCTTCCCGTACATGCGCTGGTACTGGCCCTTGCGCCGGGCGAGGATCGCCTGCGCGATGTTGGTGATGATCGAGACGCCGGTCGCCGTCTGGGTCGGCAGCGTCTGCGACTGCGTCGAGCCGGTGAAGGGCAGGCCGCCCATCACGTTCTGGATGTCGCCGCGCAGCAGGCCCTCGGCCTGGAGCGTCGAAGCGGCAGCAGCGGCGACCGGCCCCATGTCCATCACCTTGACCGCGTTCGGATCGGGGACGATCCACTGCGCCTCGGGTGCCCACTCGTACTGCTCGGTGTCATCAACGTCGCCCCGGATCAGCGTGATCACGTTGCTCGCGATCCTGGTCGCGTCGAGGCGCATGTTGGTCAGCGTCCAGAGCATCTCCTGCATCGCCGCCAACCCCTCGATCACCGAGATGCCGGGGATCTGGAACAGGTCGGGGATCGCCGAGCAGACGACGAACGGCTTCTTGCCGTGACGGAAGGGGTTCACGTCGTTACGGAGCAGCACCTCGTTGTTGCCGACCGTGATCACCCGGCCGTCCGTCCAAAGCTCGATGATCTCGTGCATGCCGCGAGAGCGGTCTGCCTGGCGCAGGCGCTGCTCGCGGTCGGAGACGACGCCCATGTCCGACTGCGGCTTCTCGTCCATCCGCTTCGGCTCCATGTACTTGACGTTCTGGTAGACGCCGAGGTCGCCCATCAACTCCAGCGTCCGGTTGGAGATGAAGGTGCGGTCGATCACCCAGGGCGCGCTCTCGATGGAGATCGCCGCCTCCGGGTACATCCAGTCGCGCACGTCCCGCACTTCCAGCGTCGGGTCGTCGCGCATCGTCGTCAGCGTCTTGCCCTCCTCCAGCATGTAGGCGATGTCGATGGTGCCGCCCGCCTCGTCGTAGACCATCTGCGGCTTCTCGGTCAGCGTGCTGCGCGAGGCCTCCTTCTTCAGCCAGTAGACCTTGCCGATGGTCAACCCGGCGATCAGATCCTGGTGCGCGAGCGCGCCCGCCTTCTCCGAGAAGCCGTCGATCCGCATCTGATGCCCGAGCAGGAAGCCCGCAAGCTCTGCCGCATCGACGCCCGCGAGCGCCTCCTCCATCGACATGCCGGGCAGCGCACGCGGCCGGACGTTCCAGGTCGGGTTCTCCTCCTCCAGCGAGGCGAGCATCCCCTCCACGATGTTGATCAGGTAGGGCGGGTGCTGGTTAGAGCGCCAGCCTGTCGGCGGATCCTGGTTGTCGGGGAGCAGGCCACGCCAGGCCTCGTAACGGCGCTCGACCCGCCGGGCAAAGCTGTTGTGCCACCGCTTGCCCTCGTTGACGCAGTCACGAACGCGCTTGATCGCCTCCTGATCCTTGGCGTTCGGGTTGTACTTGGGGGCCGACTTAGCCAAGCGGTGACTGCCCCGGCCCGAGCGCCTTCCGCATCCCGCGTGGCGTCGGCTTGCCCTGCATCATCGACTCGGCATCCTTCTGGTCCTTGGCGAGCAGCGTCTGAAGCTCGGTCGCGATCTTCTGCATGTGCAGCAGATCCTCCTGGTCTTGCTCGGTGCCGAGGTACTGCTGACTCAGGTCGATCATCTGCTGGACGATCCCGGCCGAGTCATCGAGCGGTGCGGTCGGCGTACCGCTCGTGCCGAGCAGAGATGCGAGGTCGCCCGGAGGCCCTGGCGGCCCAGGCCCTGGCCCTTGTCCTGGCCCTTGGTCGGGTGGCCCCGGCGGCGCACCTCCGCTCGGCCCGAGTAGTGCAGCAAGATCCTGGCCCATCACGACACCTCCCAGGGATAGCGGCTCTTCTTCCAGCGCCCACGGCGGCGTTGCGGCTGACGCTTCTTCTCGTGGAAACCGTACAACCTGTACATCTCCAGCGATACCCCGGCCGACATGACCCGGTCATCGTTGCAGCCTTCCAGCGCACGCGGCGACGGGCGCGTCTCCCGCTTGGAGAAGGTGCGAAGCTCGGAGTCGAGGTCGGGCGTGATCCAGGGGCAAAGCTCGTCGCGGATCCACTGCTCAAGCTGGTTGATGATCAGCGGCCGGTTCGCCATGTTCATCGGGAAGCCGTAGGCCTCGCGGTCGTCCGGCGCGGTCGTCTCGGCCGAGGTCAACTGGTGCCGGTAGAGCTTCGTGTACGCCTTGCGCCCCTTGACGCCGTCACGGAGCGAGATCACCGTCGCCCGGCCGTAGCCGCCCTGCACCTCGACCGCGATCAGCGCGTCGCCCTTGCAGCCCGAGGCAGCGCCGTACCACTTGCCCGCGTAGTAGAGGTGCATCGCGAACACGTCCTCCTCGATCTTCGCGTGGTACTCGGCGACCCACTTGCCGTTGGTCAGGTCGATCAGGTGCGCGGAGGAGAAGTCGTTGCCCGAGCCGGTCGCCACGTCGGCGGCGATGGCGTAGCCGTGCCCGGACTTCGGCTCCTCGTAGATCCGCCACTCGCCGTCCTTGCGCTTGATCACGGCCGCCCGGCGGTACGTCTCGCGCAGCGTCATCCGGTAGAGCCACTTGCGCTCCTCGTCACGCCACCGCTTCTGGTAGGCGTTCAGCTTCTCCAGGTCGAACCAGCAGCGCCCGCTGGAGATGAAGCCCTCCTCGGGCGAGCGCGGATACATCTCGGCCCGGTCGGACGCCGGGAGCCTGCGCGCCTTCTCCTCGTACCACTTCTTGTCGCGGTCGGGGTGCGTGAAGACGCTGAAGAAGCGCCGCTCGATCCCCATCGACTCGGCGTTCGTCCACAGGTAGTGGAAGAAGTTCCCCTGTGCCTCGCCCTCGCCGTCCTCGGTCGAGACGCCGTTCGCGGTCGAGATGATGATCGCCCGGCCGCCACCGTCGATGATCGGGAAGGCCGCCTTCCACGACTGGCGGGCGTAGTCCTGGCGGGCGTGCTCATCGAGGATCACGAGCGCCGCCGTCTCGCCGTGACCGGCCTTGGGCGTCGAGGGGAGCGCGAGGATCGAGGATCGCTTGCCCGTCTCCTCGTGCAGCCACTCGATCTCCTGCGAGGGCTGGCCGCCACGCGAGGGCTTCATCAGCCGCATGTGCGCGGTGATGTAGTCCGGCGCTGACTGATACATGCCCCAGATCCGGGCGATCACCTTCGTCGCCTCCTCCAGGTTGATCGAGATCACGAGGATGCGTGTGCCCGGCCGGAAGAGCGCCAGCCAGAGGCCGTAGCCCGAGGCGAGCCAGGTGACGCCGATCTGGCGGGCCTTGTACTCCAGCGACACCTCCTGCTCGATCCACGAGTCGAGCACGCCCCGATGCCAGATCCACTTCCCGGCCGGGCCGTCGAGGTCGAGCGCGACCCGCTCGTCGTCGTAGAGCAGGTCAAAGTCGAAGTCCTCGCCGGTCTTGGCATCGACGCAGTGAACGAACTGGAGGAAGAAGGCGGGATGCTCGTAGCAGCGCGCCAGCCGCAGGGCGCGCAACGCCATCTCGTATTCGGCCTGCTGGTAGTCGAGTTCCTCGACGGCGGCCGTCACGTCTGGGAGGATACGACCGACCAACGTCAGAGCGGCACGGAGCCGTCCCTCGGCATCCCCATCCCGAGGTAATCCGCTGGTTCCGTGCCGCCCCCTTGCGAGGAGGTGATGTCCCAGACGGACCCAGGCCGGTGTTCCCCGACTTGGAGGTGACCTTGAAGACGATCATCTTCGTGGCGCTCGCCGTCACGATCCTCGTTGCGCTCACGCAGCGCGCAGTCGCGTCGATCCCCAGGTACGCACCGCCGCACCTTCGCCAGTGGCTCTGCATCCACCGCTACGAAGGCTCATGGACAGATGGCGGTGCGCCCTACTACGGAGGCCTGCAAATGGACTGGTCGTTCATGTCCAGCTACGGGCCTCACCTGTTACGCACCAAGGGTACGGCCGACCACTGGACGCCGCACGAGCAGATGTGGGTGGCCGAGCGAGCCTGGCGCGTACGCGGCTTCTGGCCCTGGCCGAACACGGCACGGTACTGCGGTCTACTCTGATCGCATCTCGTGTCGTTAGCGCGGGGGGCCGCAAGGCCCCCTTCGCGCCTAGTAGCCCTTCGCGTTCTTCTTCGGCTTCTGCAAGCCGGTCGCCGTCTTCGGCGATCCCTTCTTCCGCTTGCCGCCTGCGCCGAACGGCGCTGCGCGCTTGTTGCCGAAGTTCGCGAGGCCGCCACCCTTCTTCTTCGTCGCCACCTTCTTGCCTCCCGTGTGTCGGAGCGTGCCTGCCGCCGCTGCGTTGGAGATCCGAGCCGCTGACTGCTTCGACATTCCCTTAGCCCGCAGATCCTCGTACATCGCGGGCTTCTTGATCGAGGCGTACTTCTTGCCGGGCACCTGGCTGGAGAATACTCCTCAGGCGGAGAAGCTCCTCGCGTTCAGCGACGTAGCTCCAGAAGTCCATCGTCACGATGGGCTTGCGGTCGTTGTGCCCGGCGACGACGACCAGCCAGGGCTTGCCTTCCTTCTTCGCGTCGCGTTTCCCCTGCTGGATCCACTTGGAGAGCACGGGCGGGCCAAGACGGCTAGAGCGTTTGACCTGGACGGCGAACGGCACCTCATCCGCGCAGTCGGACTTCTGCCGCCCTGTCGGCCCCCGCCGCTCGCCGCCGAGCGCCCGGCAGATCCGAAGCTCCAGATCCTTCCAGGCCTCGCTCATTCTGTTGTTCCTCCACGAGCGATGTCCGGGACACACTGCGGGCAGACGTTCGGATGCCCTCGCCAGATGATGGTGAACATGATCCAGTGCCCGTTGGGACAACGCCATTCGCGCAGGCTCTTGTAGTGACGGAACGTGCGCTCGTCGTTGTATCGCCACTTCTTCTTCATTCCGCTGCCGCCAGCAAGGTGGCCGCGAGCGCGCCCGCGTTCATCCGCGACAGGTAGATCGTCGCGCCCCACTCGTCCGAGCCGAGCCTCAGGTGGATCGCCACCTCGTCGTCGTCCGACCGCTCGACCTCCACGCGCTGGCTCTCGTACAGCGTCCCGTCGTCACCCTCGGGCTTCCAGATGTTCGCCTCGATGATCACTCTGCCTCCCTCGTCTCGATGTTCAGCCGCTCGGCGAGCGCCCGGCCTTGCTCACGCGCCCAGGCTCTCCGCTCGGCATGGGTCATGTTCTGCTGCACCACGGACTCGGTCCGGAAGAGGCCGACGACGCGATAGAGCAGAAGCGCGTCGTGGACGGTGACGGTCAAGCCACGACGGGCCTGTCCCGAGACTCGGGCGTTCAGGAATCCTTCGGACTCGTGGACAACGAATCGGGGTCGCGCTCCAGAAACCACGAGGTCACGCTCTGAAGCCGGATCCCCACATCGACCAGTTCCTGAGCCGAGAGCTTCCCCACCACGAGCAGGGTCGCCGCCATCTCCGAGGCACCCACCAGGCGACCGACCTGGAGGTGGAAGGCCGGATCCCCGACCAGCTTCGGATAGGAACGGAGCCTCAGACCCACCGCTCACGAGGGTACCCGCCAGTCCGGCTCGGGATCGGG